CGCACATCTATTGTTTCAGTTCCGAGACAGGCTACGCGAGCACTGTCCGGTTCCGTAACTTTAGGTTCCCCACCCACTTCGTCTTGACTAGACTAATGGGCGTCGTCGCCGCGGCGGGGCCGCAACGACGATTCGGTTCGTTAGTTCTACAGAAGGAGTGGCCCTACGAGCTCCGATTGAGCGAAGTTTCGTCCAAAGGGTGATTAACCTTGAGGACGGCGCGACCTCGTCGGTCTCCCGATCGAGATAGTCTATCCGTGAAGGAAGAGCAGTGATGCTCTCCTCCAGTTCAAAGACCTGCGCCCAAAGCTCGTCTAACCGCTCCCACTGAGGCTGAGACTTAGGGTCCAGTACCTGAAGTCGCTCATCAGCCCTCTCCAAGACCTTACGGAGTCGGGACGTGAACGGATACGTAACCCATGTCGTAAATAGCTGAGACCAGACGTCCCGATGGACGTCCAATCCGAGGATCTCTACGACACGCGCCCCCCAAGGGGAGCGTCTCCCCTTAGCAGCGGTAGTACCAGGTGCGCCAGCCAGACTGTTTCGCTCCGAGGGAGAGGCCGTTAGGCCCTTCTCTCTTTGCTTGACAGTAAGGTCAGCGTACTGGCACTCACTTGCTAAGTAGAGTGTGTGCGTGAACCGTGACGCCCGATCCAAGATCGAGGAAGTCAGCCGCTCCCAAAGGGCCTGAGCCGTAGCCCAAACCCTATGGTCCCGTAACCGACTTTCCCCTCCGGGGCCTACGGCACTTAGCCACGCCTCAACAGGCATTGGCCAAACGCCGCCCGGTCGGGTAAGGTAACTGAGCAAACGACCCTGACGATTCCCTACACTGAACGCAACTGGAAGTTGCGCTAAGTTTCGGTAACCGAAGCCAGCGAAACGTGCTACGGACGACATCCGAAGGGTAACGAATGTCGAACACTTCTTCACCAATTGCTCGAGAGCTCCTAAGTGGCAAAGGGCCACCACGAGTTCGGCAAGAGGGATAGGTGTCGCTTCCCGCCCTGAGATCCAAGTCCGTTTGGCGAACTCAAGAGAGCCCGTTGCCGATACCATCGATTTGGCTAACGAGATATCGACCCCAATCTCTCTCATGACCTCAAGGTACTTCGTAGCGACGGCTTTGTCAGCAATGACAACATCGTCTCCAAGCACTGCATAACCTAAGAACCAACTGGTTCGTATAGGGCACGCAAGGTGTGCTGCGTATTGTACAATGGCATGATGAGTCAAGGCGAGCATAGCCCAACTTGACAACGCACCCATGGGCTGCCCTACGGCATACCAGACCGCACTGAACCCCAGATTGTAGCTCTTCGCTACTTTCGGGAGTCCGTACGGGTGGCCTACCATAAAGTATTCCCATAGGTCCGTCAGATCGTCACCCAACAACGGTACAAGCAAACTTCTCTGGAGGGCCAGAGGAAGTCTGTCCGTGGCCGCTAAAAGATCGTAAGAGGCGATCCAAAATCGCTCTCTGCCGATCCGCTTAAGCAGGTTACGTACGGGCTTCACCTGGTTAAACGTTCCATCATTCGGGAGGATTCTCAAATGACGGAAAATCCACTGATGTAAGGGGTACATCAGAGTCTGAGTGATGATATTCATCATGGCAAAGACGCGGATCTTCCCCGGTTCCTCCTTGAAACCCAGCTTTCCGAACTGAAGCGGGCCATATCGCTCCATCTGGTACGCAAGTAGGTAGTCCTCTTCGGTAAGAGGACCCTCACGCCCCCAAATGTGCGGTAGGTTCCGAGTCAGTTCCCCTCTAGACGCGCTTCGAAAGTGAAGTTGTGCAAGCCTTAGCAAGCACTTCCGCACCCCCTGCCACGCCCAGAGAAAATCCAGCTCATCTATCTTCTTGAGCCACTTAGTAAGCGCAAGGGAGTGAGCCCGGTCGCTCGACCAAAGGAGAATATCCAATGGCAGAGCTACTAAGGC